GAGGGGTACGGGCTAAACGAGCGCGCAATCCGATGGGCGGGACTGCTACTTGAGCAAGCGACGATGACGACCAGGGAGCTCGTGGCAAGATTGAGGCGCGTCGAAAAGGCTCTCAGAGGCCCAGGCAAGGGGAACGAGTGAGAGCGGCGATCAAAAAGGCTTGGTCGCGGTTCAGCGAGTGGCGATTACGGCGCGCGATACGGACGGCGCGATGGCGCGTTGACCGCGGCTGCGTTGACCCGTGTGATCGCCTGCTCGTGCTGGCGGCCGATGCAGACGAGGAAACCTGGGATGCCGTCAGCAGAGTCATCGCCTCCTCCGGGATCACTCTCCAGGATGCCGCTAATAGACTGCGTCGTTTCAGGGAAGAGTTCAGATGAGAGCGGCCATCTACGCCCGGTTCAGCAGCGACCGGCAGAGTGACCTGAGCCTCGACGCGCAGATCGCTGGCTGTCGGCGCGAGATCGAGCGCCGCGGCTGGACGGAAGTGTCAGTCTTTACTGACGCGGAACTCCCCGGCTCGGTTACGCTGCGCCGCCGCGGCTACCAGGACATGCTGGCACAGGCGCGCCGCCGCGAGTTCGACATCATCGTGGTCGACGAGTTCAGCCGCCTCTCCCGCAAGGTTTCCGAACAGGCCGGACTGATGGAGCGGCTGCCCGTGTGGGGGGTTCACCTGCGGGCGGTCCAGGACGGCATTGACACGCTGGCGGCGCCGGAAGCGGCCGATGCCCTGGTGATGGTGCGGGGCTTCACGGCTGCCAGCGAGACCAAGATCCTCGCCCACCGTACCCGCAGCCGCATGCGCGAGCACGTGAAGCTTGGGCATCACGTCGGGGGCGCGGCCTACGGCTACCGCAGCCGGCCGATCCACGAGCAGCGCCCAGGGGATCCCGAGGGGACCGGCCGCATCGTAGGCTACGAGCATGTGGTGCACCAGGTGGAGGCCGCGGTCGTCCAGCGCATCTTCGGGCTCTATGCTTCTGGAGCGTCGCCTCGGCGCATCGCTGCGCAGCTCAACGCCGAGGGCGTCGGATCGCCGGCGCTCAGGTGGCGGAACCGAGAGGGAGTCCGCCGCACCTGGTGCGCCAGTGCTATCGCGGGCGATCGGCGGCGGGGCAGCGGGCTGCTGAACAATGAGCGCTACGCAGGCCGAGTCGTCTGGAATCGGCGCACCTGGCTACGCCACCCGGAGCGGGACGGCCGGCGCGTCTGGCGGGATATGCCGGAGCGCGAATGGGTTGTCGTGGATGCACCCGAACTGCGGATCGTGCCCGAGCAACTGTGGGGGGCGGTCAAGGCGCGGCAGGACCGGACGGGCCGAGAGGGCTTGTGTACCGCGCAGGGGCAGCGCAACAGACGGCTGCTGAGTGGTATACTCAAGTGTGGGCAATGCGGGGCCAACATGGTGCTGAGCGGTAAGGACACGTACGTCTGCGCGGCCAGACAGCAGCGGGGCGAGTCGGTCTGCGACAGCCATTTGACCGTCAGCGCATCGAGGGCGGAGGCGGCGGTGCTCCATGAGCTGGAGAAGCTGGCCGCGCATCCGATGATGGTCCGAAGGGTCAAGGAGAAGCTACGCGGCCGTACCGGCTCCAGCCCAAAGCGATCGACATCGGCGATGGAACTGCGAGAGCAACTGATCCGGGTCGAGCGGGAGATCGCGGCCCTGGTGGATGCAGTCGCACAGGGCACGCCGCTGGGCGATGAGCTTGTGGCGAGAATGCGGCAGGCCGAAGATCGGCGTGCTGGACTGCACGAGGCGATGAAGCGCGTACAGCCCGGAAACGGTCAGCCCATGAACGTCGGCGCCACCATCCGCAAAGTCGTCTCGGACCTGCGCGCGCAACTCGCCCAGGGGCGCGTGGGCGAAGTGAAGGCGGTGATGACGAGGCTGATCCAGCGGATCGAAGCGCGGCCGCGGCCGGTCCCCGGGCAGGTCAGGCCGGCCGCAACGCTAGTGCTGCAAGGGGCGCTCGAGGGCATCCTCGAACTCGCCGCGATCAAGAACGGACATAGCGGGGGCGCGATTCGGTCGTTCTTGATGGTCCCACATGCGGGGGAGTGGGAGGCGCAGGTTGATCTGCCGGTGCCACTGAGGGGGAAGCGGCGCGTGGAGGGGGCGCGATGAGGGCTATCTACCGGCCGGCCGGCAAGGCGCTCGAGTATGCTTCGCTCGCCTGCAACCTGTACCAGGGCTGCACCCATGGGTGCCTCTATTGTTGGGCACCCAAAGTGCTGAGGATGAATGCCGAGGAGTTCCACGCCAGCGGCAAGCCCCGGCCCGGCATCCTGGAGGCGCTGCGCAGGGACGCCCATCGCTATGCGGGCTCGGCCGACCCAGTGCTGCTGTGCTTCACGTCCGACCCCTACCAGCCCGATGAGGACAAGCACGAGACGACGCGCGAGGCGATCGGGATCCTGCGTGAGCACGATATCCCGGTCCACGTACTGACCAAGGGGGGGATGAGGGCATCGAGGGACTTCCCTCTGCTCGAGGGCCCGGGCTGCGCTTTCGGGACGACGTTGTGCTGGGCAGACGACTTGGACCGCCTGCACTGGGAGCCGGGGGCAGCGTCGGTCGCCGATCGCATCAGGGCGATCAAGCTGGCCCACTATCTGGGCATTCGCACCTGGGCGAGCGTCGAGCCGGTGATCGTGCCCGAGCAGGCCATCGCGCTGATTGGCGAACTGTCGGAATGGGTGGACGAATTCAGAGTCGGCAAGTTGAACTACCACCCGACCGCCCGGGACATTGACTGGGCAGGCTGGGCGCCGAGGATCCTGGCGGCGCTCGAGGCGAGCGGCCGAGAGTATCTCGTGAAGGAAAGCCTGCGGTCATACCTGCCGGCGGAGGCGCAGGCTTGCGGCACGGAGAGGATGGCAGCGAATGGGAGCATTTGATGGGATCGCAGTCGGAAGCCGTCTCATCCTGACCAGAGATGCATTCGGCTTCGCGAAGGCAGGAGATGAAGTCGAGGTTGTGGCCGTGTTGGGCCCCGGTGACTCGGGCGGAGCTGTGCGCAGCCCTAACGATGGCATCAAGGTTCGGCGAACCGATGGCAGTTCCGGCGGGGCGGTGGACTTCATCTGGGCGTGCGGCCGGCGTTACTTCGAGTGAAGGCACCGTCAACTGAATAGGCAGATGGGAGGCCGTGTTGACGCACGACCTCCCCGGACACACCCCTGCGGTTGGGTTCGGCCTGGCAAGGAAGGGTAAGGGCCGTCTTGACCGCCCGGAAACCTCATAAAGGACCTATTCGGGAGGAAACCTCATAAAGGATAGACAATGCCACGTTGCACGGCAATGGCAAAGAGCACCGGAAAACGGTGCCAGCGGGCCGCGGTAGCCGACTATCCCGTCTGTCGCGTCCACGGCGCGGGGTCGCCGAAACAGGGCCGCCCCGGTGGTCGGCCGCGCACGCACGGAGTATACGCGCGGCATCTCAACCCCGACGAACTGGCCACCCTGGCCGAGTTGAAGAAACTTGGAGCGGGGCTGGAGGAGGAACTCGCACTAGCGAGGCTCCAACTCACCCGAGCGGCAGACTGGGCGCATCAGACGGGCGCGGAGCTGTGTGAGGGCAAGTCGTGTCCGTTCGCGCTGGTGGATAGTCGGCTGGAACTGGTTTCAAAGGTAGCCGAGCGCTGCAGCCGGATCGCCGATGGTTTGCAGGTGACAATCGTTGACTCCGACGCAGTGCAGCGGGTCCTGACAGTGCTTCAGAAGCATGTCAAGTCGAAAGCCACCCTCAAGGCGATTTTCGAGGAATTGCGGGAGATGGCAATGTGAGCGCCTTTCGCTTGCCGAGTCTGGAGGGAGAACTTGCGCGGCTCGGCTTGGCGGCATTAGGCGAGGGCAGGTCGACCGGAGTCGATATCCGTGAGTGGATCGAGTCGAACCTCTGGCTGCGCGACAAAGAGCGCCAGGTCATTCCCTTCGAGCTGAACTGGGCGCAGCAGTTCTACTACCAGCGGCAGACGCCCTGGGATATCATTCTCAAGCCGCGCCAGCTCGGCTTCACGACGCTGATCAGCGGACTCTTCTTTGCCGACACGCTGCTGCGACGGAATACCACCTCGGTGTTAGTTGCGCACGACTTCGACTCCGCGGAGCTGATCTTCCGCATCGTGCGGCTGTTTTGGGAGCGACTGCCAGCGGCGGAGAAGGCGCAGGTCGGGCGGCCCAAGTACGATCGCAAGGGGGAGCTCTACTGGCCTCGTATCGGCTCGACCTACTACGTGGGGACAGCAGGCAGCACGCGGTTCGGCCACGGGCTGACGATCAACAACCTGCATTGTTCGGAGGTCAGCCGCTGGACGCATCCGGAGGACTCACTGACAGGGTTGCTCGAGGCGGTGCCGGCGGGCGGGCGGATCGTGCTGGAGTCGACGGCGAACGGCGCCGGAAACCACTTCCACCGGCTGTGGACGGAGGCGGGCGACGGGCTGAGCCGGTTTACGCAGCAGTTCTTCGTGTGGTTCGAAGACCCCAGCTACGCGATACCCGGCCCGGCCTTGCGCGATCTGACCGATGAGGAGCGAGCGTTCAAGGGAGAGTACGGGCTGAGCGATAACCAGATCCGCTGGCGCCGGCAGAAGAAGGCCGACCTGCGGGACCGCTTCGACGAGCAGTATCCAGAGGACGATGTCACCTGCTTCCTGGCGAGCGGCCGCTGCTGCTTCGATCGGCAGGCGCTCACCGCGGCGCAACGACGCATCGCGGCCGAGGAGGCGGTCGAGGTGATGCCGGTGATCGGGGCGAGTACGAAGCAGGTCTCAGTGGCGCCGGCGCAACTGCTGGTCTGGCAACAGCCCGTGAAGGGGCGGCTCTATGTAATCGGGGCGGACGTCGGCGAGGGCCTGGCGGGGGGTGACGCCTCCTGCGCCATCGTGCTGGACCGGGAGAAGGGCGAGCAGGTGGCGGAGCTACACGGCCGAGTGCCGCCGGACCGCTTCGGCCATCTGCTGGACGCCCTGGGTCGCTGGTACAACCAGGCGCAGGTAGCGGTGGAGCGCAATAACCACGGGCACTCGACGCTGAACACGATGCGCAACACATGCCACTACCCGCGGCTCTACTTCCACGTGCGCTACGACCAGGTGGGGAAGGCGTTGCCGACGTTGGGTTGGCCCACCGACCAGGCCACCAAGCCGATCCTGGTGGACGACTTGGCGGCGGCGATTGCCGGCAATCACCTGATCATGCATTCGTCTGCCCTGGTGGACGAGTGCTTCTCGTTCGTGCAGACCGATCGGAACACGCAGGAGGCGCAGGAGGGGGCGTTCGACGACCGGGTGATGGCGGCGGGCATCGCGTGGCAGGTTAGAAAGAGGCCGGTTTCGCGGGGCACGACCCAGCGGCCGAAGGGGTGGTGACCATGGTTCATCTCGCATGCACGTGCGGGCAGATCATCATCACTTCCGCCAATGGCCGTATCACTCGCTGCACTAAGTGTGGCAGTGGCAGCAGTCTCTCCGTCGAATGCCGGCGCTGGGTTTGGAACGAGGAGGACCGCATGTGGGAGCCGGCCGAGGAGATCTGCACTGGCTGCGGGAAGGCCCTGCTTGCGGGACACGCCGCGAGCCTCGAAGATCCAGATGACAGTCCACTATGTGCCGATTGCAGGGCGGCGCGAGGATGGCCCAAGGGGTGACATGAGACGAGTATGGCGCTGGGCGCAGAGCCTGATCCGCGGCTGGGAATGCCGCAAGCTCAACGGACAGTGGGTGCTGATCGTGTGGCGGCCGCTCAGCAGCCGCGCGTGGCGAGAGGCACAGGTGCTAGTGGAATGGCGGGCGCGCTATCACTGGCCTGATGAGAAGGATCTGGCAGAGAAAACAGAGCGGCTCTTCCAGACGGTCGAGAACGGACGCTTGACCTTCGCCGAAGCGGCAGAGCGGTGCCTGCTGCCTAACGTCTGCATACGCGACGGCGACGATGCCGGTCAATCCCAGGGGTGAGATGGAGCGCCGCGGGGCAGATCACTGGCGGCGCTTGACGCGGGCCCTCGCTTTGGAGGCCCAGCAGGCGGGCAGGGGCGGCTTCGGGGAACTGACCGTGGTGATCATTCTATCCGATCGGGTGCCGCAGAAGATACGCGTGACCGCATGGCAGCCCACCTACCAGCTAGACCGCGACTGCGCTGAGGCGAAGGCTACTCAGAACACTTCCGACGTGGTATAATCAAGTGACAACCTAGTCGTAAGCTCGCTGGCATCGCGCAGATGAGGCGGGCCTCCATCCCCACGCGGGGAGAGGCCCGCCTTTTGCATTGGAGACAATCATGGCACTGGACTTCACGACTTACCCGCCGAGGGGGCATCAGGAGCGCATCACCGCCTACGCTCGCCACGAGAAGCTGTTTCTGGGGCAGCACAAGGAGCTGTTCGCGATCAAGCCGGGGGCCTACCAGATGCTACGTTACATCGTCGCCAATCTGGCCGGTCTGATCTCGAAGCTGTCGGCCGACCTGCTGTTCGGAGAGCAGCCCGACTTCGTCGCGCCAGGTGATGACGCGGCCGCCGACGAGGCGCTGGAGCAACTCGTCACGCGCAACAACCTGCACGCGGTCAACTATGAGTCCGCGCTGTCGAACTCATTCCGCGGCGATGCCATCTACAAGGCACGGTGGGGGAAGCGGACAGCGCACTCGGAGCAACTCGAGGCGATCATCGAGGAGGTGCCGGCTGGCATCTACTTCCCAGAGCTCGATGAGGATGATGTGCGGCAGGTGACGCGGGCGACGCTGGCCTGGCCCAAGCGCGATCCGAGCGACCCAAAGAAGCTGTACTTGCGGGCGGAGGTACACGAGCCGGGGATCATCCAGCACCTGCTCTATGAGATGGGGTCGACTACGAGCGTCATCCTGGCAGACGGGCAGTCGCCGATCGTGGGCAAATCGTTGCGACAGGTGCCGCTCGCCGCGCTCGAGGCATATGCGGCTCTGCCGGAGGAGGAGCAGACCGGACTGGATCACATCCCCGTCTTCCACGTCCCGAACTTCCGCTATGGTAGCCGCTTCTGGGGGATCAGCGACTATGAGGGGCTCGAGGAACTGTTCGAGGCACTGAATAACCGCATGAGCCAGGTCGACGTGGTGCTCGACAAGCACGTGGCACCGAAGATCATCCTGCCGCCGGGCTTCATTGACCAGGACGGGAAGGTGCGCTTCGACCAGATGGAGGCGATCCAGCTCGAGCCCGGCGCGGTCACGCCGAGCTACATGACGTGGGAGGGGCAACTGGCCGCGGCCTACCAGCAGATCGACAAGCTAGTGGAGTTCATCTTCATGATGTCGGAAACGGCACCCAGCGCCTTCGGCATGGATAAGTTCGGAGTGGCGGAGTCGGGCCGGGCATTGCGATTGCGGCTGCTGCGCACGCTGGCGAAGGTCAACCGCAAGCGCCTCTACTACGACGCCGCGCTCAAGCAGGCGTTGCTCACGGCGCAGATCCTGGATGTGACCCATGGGTCCGGGGGCTACAAGCCGGCCGAACCGACAATTCAGTGGGCGGACGGGCTGCCCGAGGACATGGTGGAGATGGTGGAGATCGAGAGCCAGCGGGTCGCGGCGGGCAACACCTCCGTCGAGTCCAGCGTGCGCCGCCTGGACGGTCCGGATGCGGTGGAGGCAGAGATGGACAGGATGGCCGAGGAGACCGGGCAGACATCTGTGGTCACTGGGGGAGCGGGGGCACAGTGAGTAGGGTGTTCCATAGCCGAGTATACGGGGCCATGCACAAGCGGGCGCGCCGCAGGCTCGGCCTCGGCCGCTATCGCCGTGAAGAAGTATGGCGGCTGATGGCCGAGGAGGAGGTCGCCCTCGCAGCCACCACCTGGTGGCGAAGCCTCTCCTGGTGGCGGCGGCTCTGGCTGCGCCTCGCCAGATGGCTGACAAAAGGCGCTACGTCGGGCCGCACGGCCCTAATACGGGCGTACCGCAGGTGCATCCAGGGAGAGCGGGCCAACGCCCCACACAGCGCCACGGGCGCGGTCGTACAGAGGCGCTGATGCGGCGCCCGCGCCGGCCGCGCCGGCCGCACAGCATGAAGGCCGCTCTCGACGCGCGGCGGGCCGAGCAGTTCCGGCGGGCATTCGAGGGGGAGATCGCCTCACTGCGGGGCCTCTACCGCAAGGCCTCCTCGGACATGATGCAGGTGCTGGCCGACGCGGCCGCCACTCCACTGACCCGCGCTCGGTCCATCTCTCACCTGCGCCAGTACAACACCATCCTCGCGAATCTGGGCGACGAGGCCGCGGCGTGGATGCAGCTCAACCTGCCGGAGAGCTACAAGGCCGGGGTGGCGTTCAGTGACGGCAGCATCGGGGATCTCCGGCGGGCCGGCATCAATGTGCGCCGCCGCCAGCGCGATGTCTTCACCCAGGTCCACCGCGAGGCGGTGGCCGCCATCGTCCAGGAGATGCAGCGCACCACCGACTTCGCGCTCGCCCAGATCGGCCGGCGATCCAAGGGCGTGTTCCGGCGTGTGGGGATCGAGGAGGTGGCGAAGGGCATCGCTGAGGGGAAGACGCGCGTCGAGGTCACCAGAGGGATCAAGGAGCGGCTCCTGGCCGAGGGCAAACCGGTGTTCAAGGATCGCCTGGGTCGGGAATGGGATCTGGATCGGTACAGCGAGATGGTGGCGCGCACCACGAGCCGCGAGGCCGCCACCCAGGGGACGATGAACCGGCTGCGGGAGCATGGCCTCCAGCTCGCCCAGGTCTCAGCCCACGGGGCGGCCGACTTCTGTGTCTACTACGAGAACGTGGTCGTGTGCATCGAAGGCGAGCACCCG